CAACAGCGGCCGAAGACCTGCCGTGGCTTGCGTGAAACTGCCTGACCCAACAACGGCGTCGATTCGGCCGATCGGGTCGCTTACTGCTGTGACAGCCACAGTTCCTGCGGTGTCCTGCCATACGTTGGACAGGTCGTCCTTAATGCGAAACAGCGATCCGGTCACCGCAGTTGCAGCAGACTCCATCGCCGTGATGACTGCGGCTCGCGTCTGCGTCATGTGGTACGCGAAAGCGTTGATCTCGTTGGTCTTCGGCGTCCAGTTGTCCGCTCCTGACCCGGGATAAACCGTCTTGTACCAAAGCCCGTAGGCATTCGGGCTGTTGGTGTTCTGGTGGTACTGCCACCAGGTGTAGTGCACGCCAAGCGCATTACACACTGACATCGCGCCATTCATCGCCGTCAGGCCGATGTTCTCGGTCGTGTCAGCAACTGCATCAGCGTTTACGTCGCCGATGTCTTCGCTGGTGTTGCGGCCAAGTTGCTGGATGAGCCCAGGGACGTTGTTCGTCACGCACCAGTCGTCGAACCCTTCGATCAGCGCAGCGATCGTCCCCTCCGACGAAACACGGTTCGTCAGGGCATCGATCGTGTAGATGCAGTCCGTTCGCTCTGATAGCAGCGCTTCGTCGAGGTTGTTCGGGCCGTAGCTCGCTCTCGGACCGATCAGGAACGGAGTCTCGCTGTCAACGGCTCGAACCCGTGCGATCAGTTCGCGGTAGAACGCTCGCAGCGTGACGGCATCCCCTGCCACGCTGTTGTAAGGCAGCGGCTCCGGAAGAAGCTCGTAGCACAGGATGCGCTCGCGGCCTTTGCACTGAGCGGCAATCCACTCCCAGCCCTTGAAGAACTTCTCCTTTGCGATCGCGGCATCTTCAGAGCCGTCGAAGAAGTCCCACCCGGTTACCGGGGTGTCGTTGCGACCAACCCCCTGGCCCTGGTCAGAGTCATACGCGACGATGGCCCACATGTTTTCCGCGATTGCCCAGTCAATCTCTTGCAGGAACTGCGCGGAATGGGTCGAGAGGAAGTAGTTGGTTCCGTTGTCCTCGTAGGCGTCGACACCAGCCTCGTAGGTGAGCGGACCGCCCAGGTTCGACCGGATCAGCAGGCGCACATGATTCGCGCCGTAGCCCGCGATCGCAGGCGCATCGATCGAATAGTTCTCTCCCCAGGTACCCTGGTTGACGCCGCGCATGGTCATCGCGGCGCCTACAGAGCTGAGGAGTTGAGTACCTGAAATCGTCAGGCGCTCGCCGAACGTCTCGGCGTTGGTGGCCTCAGACGTGAGAGGACGGGTAAGCGCCTTCGTCAGCGGCTTGGTGAGGCTCATTGCCTGACTTGTTCAGCATTCGCGTACAGGGCAGACGGGGCGCCACCGGAGACGGCAGCGCGGATTCGCCCAGGCGCACAGGTGAACAGCGCCCCACCAGCAGCAGTCAGCGTGGTGTCAGCGCCCATGGCCACCCAGGTGGATTCGTCAGGGCCGAGGAACTGCAGCGTCACCGTCGCACCGCCGAAGGTGCCAACACAGGCAAACATGCCCGTCCCGCCACCCCACTGAGCAGCGCTGCCGGTAGCGCTGGCGTTCGAAAGAAGCATCATGGATGCCGCTCCTTAGGCCGGCGGCCAGGTGTCTTCGGTGATGCGCGACATGATGTTTTCCAGCGCGACGAGCAAGGCCAACTTGCTGTTGTTCGTCGCATCGTAGATCACGCGCACTTCGACATCGGCCGCAGCCGTGGTGGCCGCAGTCTCTGCAACCGCCACCTTGTCCTGGCCGAACTCGCAGGACCAGAATCGTTCTGCCATCGCTTGCTCCTTGAAAGAGCGGGGCCGTAGCCCCGCGTTGGTCAGATGTAGTAGGCGCGGACCAGGATCGTGCCAGCAGCGTCGGTGTCGGCAGCGAGCTGCACGATCAGGTCGAACTCGCCGCCCGGGTCGCTGGTCAGGCCGGCTCGTTCCCACAGTTGCTTCTCGGCGTTGGTGATCAGGCCAGCAGCCGCGCCGGACTCGAAGTCCACGTTGCTGTAGATCGCGCCCGCGTTGATTACGACCGCCGAAGCGAAGGCGTCAGCATCGATCACCGTGCCACCGTTGGTGTGCGTGGTCGGGTAGTACAGGCCCACGTTGGCGGTGCCGGTCGTGCCGATGTCGAGGCAGATCAGTTCGATCCGGTCGACGTAGCAGTTCGACGGGAGGCGGGCGACACGGTAGATCGAGGTTGCGGAATCGGTCGCGGCCAAGGTCACGAAGCCGATCGACCGCTTGACCACGCCACCAGCCAGGCCGGTGGGGTTCATGACGCGGGGCGTTGCGACGGCATTGGTGATCGCCGTGCTCTTGCCAGTGGTAACGACAGCCATTGCTGTGCTCCTTCAGAAAATGGTTGATCAGGCTTCCGAGCAGAGGATCTGGTAGACCTTCTTCGCATCGCGGCGCACCGCACCGAAGTTGCCTTCGGCGTAGGCTTGCCACGGACGGCCGCGCAGGTCTTCACGCTGCGAAACCGTGGTCTTCAGGCCGCCGTCCCAGGTGCAGAAGGCCATGCCGCCGCGGGCGAACACCGGAACTTGTCGGTAGCTGGAGCCGTCGACCGTGAGGAAGTTGCTGATCACCCAGTTGAAGCCCATGAAGCCGGAACCGGAGATCGTGCCGCGATCCAACATCATCTTCGCGGTGAAGTCGCTGGAGGTCGCCTCGATCTCGTTGAGCATGTTGCGCTCTTGCTTCGGGCTGATGACGATCGTCAGCGGCTCGGCCATCGTGTCGACTTCCTTCGACCGGGCGATTTCGAGCACGGCCTGCAGCTTCTCGACGTTCAGGCCGCTGGTCGTGCCACCAACGCTCACGCCGACCTGATAGGTAGCGGTATCGAAGGTGTCAGCCGTGGTGCCGTTCTCGCCCATGTTGCGGCTGGCGAAGAAGGCGCGGATGATCTCGGCGTCTTGCTTGCGGTTGATGGCCGCCACCAGCGCCTGCACGTACTGCGACTGCGGGTTCGCCGACATCTGCATCTGCTCGATCGAGTCGAACGGCAGCGCCTTGTCGAAGAAGCGCGGGTAGACCCACGGGCGGTTGTGCACCGGGGTGCCGAACACGATCGGATCGTAGAGCGTGGTGCGCTCGTCGGCCTCGATGGCGTCGATCTGGTCGACCACCGTTGCGGCCTTGCCGACAGCCGTCATCGGCGTGCAGGCGGAAACCAGCTTGGGAACGAGTTGCTGGGCCAGCAGTTCGACGGCGGTCGCGTACTGCTGGGTATAGAAAGCATTGCTGCCAGAGGTTGCAGCGGGGCCTTGAGCCATGATGGACTCCTTGAATCGGGTTGAAACAGGTCAGGTTTCGCCTGGCTTGTCCCTTCTCGGGGGCCTCGCTTGCGCTTATCGCGCGCCGCTCGCTGCGTCTTCCCGCAGTTCCATCGGGGGCCTTGACCTTGTCCGATTCAGATAATGGTAAGCGCCGACTTTCTGAAAGTATTTCCAGCCAAAGAAAAGCCGCCCGAAGGCGGCCAAAGGCTTGAGCCAGGAGAGATTCAGACGGCGGCCAGGATCTTGTTGATCTCGGTGAGTTGCGCCCATTCGGCGGAATTCGGCACGCTGGCGCGCTTGCGGAAATCCGCGTCTGCCAGAAGTTGCGCCTTCTTCGTGCGAGCGCCTTCCGGGGTCATCGAGAAAGAACCAGGCATCTTGCCGGAACCTTCGAGCCCGGCCTCGCGGAACAGGGTATCGCCGATCTTGGCGAATACCTTGAGCACACCCGAGTAACCAGCTGCCTTCTCCAGAGCGCCGATTTGCTCGTCGGTCATGCCGAGTTCCTTTGCAGCACGCCGGGCGATCTCAGTACGTGGGGCAAGTTCGCTGCCCCAATCCCGCGCCAGAGCTTCCTGCTCGGCCTTGAACGCCTGGGCTTCCGCTTCGGCGGCGGCTTGTTGGTGCGTCGTGCCGAACTGCTCATAAACAGCGGCGAGCTTGGCGGCCTGCTTGGTGCTCAGTCCGGCCTCGTGGAATGCCGTCTGCATGGCCTTGGTGAACGCCGGATCGGCGCCTTCAGCCGGCTTGATGCCATAACCGTCAGGGTCTTTCGGGCGGCCAAGCTTCTCGTAGACCGGCGCCCAGGCGTCGGGGCTGTCTTCGCTCGGGAGGACGACCGTGCGGCCGGCCTTCTCAGCTCCAAGCATCTTCTCCAGATTGCGATAGCCGCTCAGGGTGTCAGCCGGGGACTGCCATCCCTTGTTCTGGACGTAGCCGACCGTATCGGCATCAGCTTCAGGAAGCCACGCGATCGGCGGAGCCGGGGGAGTGGCACCAGGGGCAGGGGTGGGAGGCTGATTCTGGTTGGGTTCACTCACAGTAGGTCGCTTCCTTGGTCAAGTTGAAAAATCTGCCGGTCTGTCAGCTTCAACTGCGTCTGAATATGCAGCCAAACCTGCCGCCGACCTTCTGCCACAGCCATCGCGGTGGGGTTGTTCGTCGCCGTCGTCTTGGTAACGTAGCAGATTCGCTTCAGGTCTTCAAGCACGAGCCTCGCGGTGGGGGAAAGCTCTTTGCCTTCAGGGGCCAGGAACATCGCACGATAGGCACCGACCCGATCGGATGCCTTGGTTTTCGCTTCGATCATAGTTGCGGGATACCGCCTGCAGCCTGGAACTTGGTGAGATTCGCCGCAGCCTGGGAAACTGCCGGCGCGGCTTCAACAAGGGATTGCATCTCCTGAGCCTGTGCCCGCTGGTCCTGCATGGCCTTAATGGCCTTCGGATCACGCAGCAGCTTGGCCGGCATGCCGTTTATCTCTGCCAGTTCACGAGCAGAGGCGGGGATGTCGAACGCGTCCAGTACCGCAGGGTCGGCCTGCGACATTGGGAGGACCGCCTCGAAGGTGCGGGTGATGGCGATACCGTCGCTGGCCCGCATTGCACGGCGCATCGGGCTGGTGTACTCGATGCGGTACTCGCCCTGCGCTTCGATCAGCTCGGGCGGCATCTCGGGGAGTTGTCCGGCGTGGGTCAGCAGTTCGATCTCGCGCTCGGTGATCGGTCCCAGACCTTCGGACTCGATGCGCCCGCCAATGGGCGACACCAGCATCGCCCGCTCCTGCATCAGCTCGAGCGTCTGCGTGGCGGTCATCTGCGGGTTTTCCACCAGCGCCCGGAATACGTCGAGCATGAACGCAGAGCCGATGATCTCGCGCTCCTTGTCCATAAGGTCGATACCGATGTCCACCCTGGCGTTGCTCACAAGAGGGTGAACAAGTTGCCGGCCCTGGTCGTCGACGCCACCGAAGTTCAGGCTGCCAGGGTTCAGGCTGAACGGCTGCAGCACGCCATCCTCTGGCAGCAGGAGAGGAGGATCGACCACCTTCTGAGCGGCCTGCAGCAGCGTGCGCTTCATGGTGTTGAGCACGCGGATGTCGGACAGTGCCAGCCACGCCGGGGAACGCCCATAGACCTCGCCCGGGCTGGTCATGTACCGCATCACGCCGAACGGCCAGGAGCGGAATCCTCCTTCTTCAAGGATAGCCTTGTCGTCCGGGATGAAGTAGCACGACGCCCACGGCCAGCCCATGTAGCCTGGCCGGCCAGGGTCATAGTCCGTGCGCGGCATCACCACCTGGGCAACGTCAATGACGAAATCAGGGTTGGTCTCCAGCCGGCCACGGTACTTCTCAGGCAGCTTCCCGGGGAAGCGCTCCTCGATCTGCCGCAGCGACCACGGCCAGCAGCGGAACACCGTATCCACCGCGCCGCTCGCGCCTTCGACGATGTACGTCTGCGCCAGGTGCAGGCTCTTGTAGCGAAGGGCCCGGCCTCGGAGGTTGTCCTCAACGAACATCAGGCCGGTGCCGAACACGAAGAACTGCAGGCCGGCCTCGCCCATCTGCGCTTCGAACGCAGCACGGGGCGAATAGCGGGCTTCGAACAGCACATCGGTAAGCGTGTCCATGTACGCTTTGACCGAATGGACCTTAGCGAGAGACTTGTCGCTTACGGTCAGCTTCTGGTAGCGCTGGTTGCTCGGCCAGATGAACGATGCGATCGCAGCGACGGCCTTCTGAGAGGCCAGGGCAGCAGTGGCATCGAACATAAGCTCGGTGCGCCGCTCACCGTTCGTGCGAATGGAGGTGAAGTCCGCCGCCTGGGGCAGCACGCGCTCGGCGATCTGCTGGAAGATCGTGTCCCAGTTCGCCCGCCCGTTCTTTGCCTCCTCCAGCCGGTGGCAAATCTTGTCGAGGTTCATGACCCTAGCAGCGACTTGGATGCCGTGACAGGAGCCGCGCCGCTGCTATTGCCTGACAGCATCGTTGCCGCCCGGCCCTTGCGCTTTCGCAGGGCGTCCTGGTATTCCTGCTCCTTGGCGGCCGTGTCTTCCATGACAGGCGGCGGCGGGGCCGGTGTGGTCGTTACTTTCGGACGCATGAATCCCATGTGGCACCTCTTTAGGCTATTTTGGGACCGGATGCATTGAAAGTATTTCTAATCCAGCACGCGGGCCTGCATGACGGCCTGGCGTGGACGACTGCGGTGCTGCTGGTTGTCCGGGCGCTTCAGTTCTCGTCCAGCCCCCATTCCAAGCACCAGATACTGCCCGGCCTCTGCCACATGGCTGTGCATGTTCTTGTCTGGTTGATCGTGGAATCTGTCAGCTCCAGACACTGCGACACGCTTGTAGTGGTACCCGCCAGCCAATGCCTTTCGCAATCGCCTGCACTGAGGGTGGATGATGATCGCTGGTTCGCCGTCGATCAGGCGCGTCATCGGCGCCGCGAAAGCTTCACGCCGGATGGTGAAGCTGTTGGTGTGCGCAGGATGAGCAATCACGTTCTCGCCTCGGAGGACTTGGAACGAATCAAGCTCGTCATCGCCCCGAGCGTTACCGGCCGGGTCACCTGTCACGCGCTCGAACTCCATCCCAGGGTATCGAACGTTCGCCTCCTGCAGCCACAGAGCACCAAACCGCTTGACTCCCATGTCCTCGGTCACGAGTTCGGAGTGAATGCGGATCTGCCCGTTCGGCTTGCGCTGGGCGAATAACCCTGCTGGGGTCAGACCGAAGTCCATACCGCCATACATTGGCAAACCTTTGATGATCTGGAACTCTGCGATATGCAGACCGTCCCTGAATTCAGGGTAAACCGGACGCCCGTCGAGCACAAATCCATAATCACCTCGAACGTAAACTCGAATCCATTCGTCAGTTTTGCCTGCTCTTAGGCGCTCATAGTATCCAGCAGGCAGGTTTTCGATATTCTCGGCATCAGGCCCATCCCCAGGCGGCTGGCTGAAGAACTCGAAATCCTTCGGCTTCTGTTCCTCGGCGAGCCCATACCACCAGTGGTCGGTGTCTGGGGGGTTGGTGTCCATGATGACGCCGAACCACGTAGCCCCACCATCACGCTTGCTCGGGTAACGCCCTGCACGTCCTGTAGCTGCGTCAAGGATGGCCTTTGGTTGCTCCCTAGCCTCGTTCATCCACAAGCCAGTCGTCTCCAGCGATAGCAGCTTCTTGACGTGGTCAGGCCGGTCGAGCGCCAGAAACCACATCTCTAGCTCCACCAGCGAGCCGTCGTCGTGCCTGAACTTGCACGTCTGCGTGATCGGGGCGCCGTAGACCACCCGGCCGACCAGCTCGCCTGGGAACCAGTCTGTCCACGTCTGGAGCGTCGTCGTCTCCAGTTCACCGTAGGTGTTGCGGGTAACCACCCAGCGCGAGCGCCGCACCCCGTCTGCGCCTGGGGCCTGCTCCATGGCTCTGGAGTAGATCTCCCAGCAGCACCCTACAGACTTCCCGGAGCCGATCGGGCCTCGGATACCACGAACGAAGGCATTGCTGGCATGGAACTCGGCCAGCGTCTTGCTCGGGGTGTAGCTGATGACCCGCTCAGCCATT